GGGCGCTGGTGGCGGGCCGGGTGGACGGGGCCACGCCTCTAACAGTGCCACCGCGTATAGGCGGACGTGGTCATCGACCACACGGGCGGCGCGTAGCTCGTGCACCTCAGCCATTAGGCGGCTCAACTCAGCCTCCAGCGACTCTACACGCTGGCTTAACGCCTCCGCATAACCCGAGTACTGCTTCCAGGCCACAGCGTCTTTAGACTGTTTAGCCTTTGCAAGTTCCGCGCTAAAAACATAACGCGCGCCCACGATACTAGCCAGGGCTGCCAGGAGCGCCACAATCACAGAACCCACGTCTAGGGCTTCTGCTAAAAGCATCCCGTCACCCCCTGGTTAATCCTCGTAGCGGCCCTCCGAGCATTGCCCCCCGCCGCATGAGTGATTAGAGTCGATGAACTCGGAGCGTGCCGCGTTCAGTTGGGCCGCTTGTGATTGAGTCCACCCGTTAGGCGTGTTCTTCACGCCGACAACGGTCAAAAGGAATCCCACAATTAGGAGGGCTGTCTGCGCCCGGGGGTCAGCCGCGAACGCCTGGGAACCCGCCCACGCCGCCACGGTAGCCAGAAAACCCGCCGCCGTAGTAACCGTGTTCGAGTATTCCTTCCACCACGGCTGGGCCGTCAGCTGACTGTTAAGCCAGCCCGCTGCAAAGTCCACAGCAAGATTAGAATTCCTAGCCATTACGCCCCCACCTTCTTAGCGATAGCCTCCAGGGTGGTCTTCATCACTTCCACCTCTTTACGCAGCGCCGCCGCATCCGTCTTAGCGAGATACGCGTGGGCATCTGCGTTTAGCAGCATGTCGAGCGGGGTCATGTCCACAGTACTACCCGCTACGCGGCTTCTATAGCGCCGCTTAATGTTGTCGAATTCCATTTCTTTCTCCTTATCTATAGCCCCCACAGCCGGGGCAGTATTTACACCGCTAGGCGGGTTAGCTAGCTCATGGGCCACCCGCTGCCTGAACGCCGCCATATCGAACGACGGATCCCACTTTCCTTGTGCCGCCCCCGCCCATTCCTTATGTCCAATAACGCGGTCAACGTTCCACCCTAGGAACCAGCAAAGGGCCGCGCAGATACGTGCATACGCCTTCATCTGTGCCTCAGGCCACGGGCTAGAGCCACTGCTAACCGCTTCGATGCCTATGGTGTACTGGTTAGCGCCGTTAGGTGGGTAGCCGTAGCCAGACCCCGCGCCTGCGTGCCACGCAAGCCCCACGCCGCATAGGGTTGCAACCCCTGCTCGGTCTAGGTGAATTTGTGCACACAGCCCCAAAGACGGGTGCTGGGCAATGAACCACGGGCCGGTATTATCCGAGCCTGTGTGGTGGCAAACCGCCCCTTTAATGGGGCCGAAATCACCATGCCCCCTATCCCTGTAGCCGTCCAACTCTTTGACCTGAACGCCCCAGAACTCCAGTAATTCCTTTAAGAACGTGGGGTCTCCGCGCCAATTATGATTAGGCTTCATAGCCTCCCCTTTCTTTTATCCTTTGATCCATGTAATAGAAACGCCTGGCTGTACTGTGCCCGCGTTTGCATGGAAAGTCTCCAAAAGTATCTCCCGCTGGTTACGCACTCTAATGTTTATCGCCGATTTTCCTGTTTCACGATGTGGGGCCGCGAATGCGTATAAATCTTGTTCAGTAGGCTCAAACCCAGCGGGAATTACCTCAGAACTGGTGCCCGTTCTATTGTCGTCGATAGAGCTAGGGGTCGCAGAATAAAGGAGAGTCGCAACAACCACATTGCCAATCTTTGCGAAACGCCACTTTCCCACCTGCTTAACGACAGGCGCAATAGCCGCGGCCACATCATCCACGTATTTTTTCGACGCCGCGTGATCTTTATCTGTAGGAATCTCTTTAACCTTCAACTGGCCGTCTGGTAAGCGACATGCCGTCGATAGGCCCACCGGCAAAAACATAGGAGGCTTAATATTCCCCGGCCAATCGGAGTGCTCAACCATCCTATGCGGCCTAGGCGGGCGGGCGTCAGTAAAACGCGGGTCCGTTTTATCCGCCTTCGAATCCAGCGCCCCCTCCGCCGCCTTTTTAAACTTTTCCGCATCCTCAGCTGCCTTAGCAGCTTTAGCGACTTCGGCGCCCACCTGGGATAAATCCGCCTGAACCTGCTTCCTCAGCGCGCCCACAGCATCCGACAGGGCGCCGTCTACCTTAGCGTTAGCCTTCGATGCTGCGTCCTCTGCTTTCCGCTGGGCCGTGATAGCAGCGCGTTCGCTATCTGCTGCCTTATCCGCCGCCTTTTCTACAGCCGTTTGCACAGATGGGGAGTATTTAAATTTGGACTCAATAAGCGCCCGCAAAGTCACAGTGCCACTACCATCCGGCACAACCACCTCGACAGGCTCGCCACCTAAATAGTTAGCGCAATGAAACTCAACCACCATAGGGCCAGGCTCCACGTTTTCCACACGCGCCTGCCCGTCAACCAAATGCACAACACGCGCCGCCGTGGACACAACACCACCCGCCCGGTCAGCACTACCACGCACACGCGGCGCGTACAAAGCCACCGAATCATCCGGGTGAGTTTTACCCACAACATTAGTAACATCAATGACCAAAGTCTTAGCCATTTAAAACTATTCCCCCGTCCCTAAAAAGTCTGATTCCTCTGTTTTACCAGAAACCCCGCCATTAGTGAACTGGGTTACCTGCTGAGCCGTTAGTCGCGAATACATAGGGTTGCCGCGAATCTCCCGCCCCGCCTGAACCTGCCAGACTTTAACCTTCACCACATAATTAGGCGCGGGCGTAACCACTGACATAATCCCCACAGACGAACCACCATGCGTCGTATGTAAAGAAAATTGGCATTTCGAAAAGACCTTATTGTCCGGAGTTAAAACAACTAACTCCCAGCGGGTGTCTTGAAAACCGATAACGACCCACGACGGGGAAACTAGCGCCCGAATATCCCACAGGCCTTCCTTTTTCAGCCGCAAACCACCGTCGAAAACTTCCACATTACGCGCCGGGCCAATCTGCTTATTGAAATCCATCCACCCGACGCCTAGGTGGGCGTGATCCATGAACGCAGTGCAATAGTTCATAGGGCTAGACAAAAGGTCTACGCGATTGATTAAGTCAAGCTGGGCGTCCCTGAACTGCTCAGGTAGAAAACCCCACGCTTTAGCCAGCCCCTCAATGCCCTGGGTAATGGCGTCCGTCATCATTTTCACAGGCATTAGAACGACGTCCCACAGGTTAGTCCCCAATTTTTCAAAAAATTTACGGGCGTTACCCACAACATCGCCCACAGGATCAGTGCCCGGGGCCGGGGCCACACGCCCCGACAAATCAACTCCCACTATTCACCACCCCTATCTAAGCTATTAGCGCGCTCCATCACGTCCACTGCTTCCAACGCGGCGCGTAATTCCTCCCGCTCTTCCACCGTCATAGCCCCAATATCCACAGACGGGGCCGTTACGCGCACGCTGGCGCGCCCCTGATCGGCTGGAATCCACGCCCCGGCCTCCCACGGGCCACCCATGCCGCCCAGTCCGTCGTATTTAATCAGCGGGTCACCATCAGACCCCGGGGCGCCACACTTCAGCGAATCGAACACATGCGCCGCTAATTTTTCACACGACTCAAGATCAAAGCGAAAACCCGCCGCGTTAAAAAAAACCCACGCCAAAGGGTGGGAATCATCAGCAACGGGGTACGGATAAATATCATCCACAGGGCTACACCTTTCTATTACATGACAAAAGACTTCACGCGGCTAACCGCGTTACTAATAGACTTCAAAGATCGCGCATAACCCCGCGCCCACGACTCACGCGCCCTAGGATCACCCAGGGTTAGCTCCTCACGCCACCCGCTGGACACAGACCACGATAATTTAGCCTCTGCAACATAAGTAGCGAACAAGGCGCCCCTATGGACTAGCCCCTGTTGATCCCCCGCTCGATAATCGCGCCCCCACTTGTAAATAGTCTGGGCGCTCGTTGTAAAGCCTACAGACATCATGCCCGCTCCCTGTTGGAGCATCTGGAACGCCTGCTGCCATGCTGACAGTGTCCAACCATCGCCGGACCCCACAGAAGTCCTATAGCGATATGGCCCCTGGGCCTCCATCCGGACAGAGTCGCTAAACTCCTGCCAGGCAAAAAGTTTATCTTGAAACGATGAGGCGGCGGCTTCGCCAAAGAATTCACCCGCCGCCCCAATGAGGATAGAAAATTGAGGGAACGCAGCGGCCAGGCCGCCGGCCAAACCATGAAACGCGGCTTTCGTACCCGCGCTAATAGCCTTATTCAAGACTTCGGGGGAACGCCCGCCCACGATCACGTGAGAGTCCTCAGACTTAACCACAGTGAAATCGGACGTCATAGCCCCCATGTCCTCGGGGCGCCACACGACCCACGGGTATACCCCCGCCGCTGTTGCTCTGGTATCCCCCAAACCACGGCGGGGGGCGTTATTAGACCTGTCAAAACTACGGACTAGGCCGCGTAGAAAATCCAGCCCCCCGCCTGTAGTGGACGTATCAAATTGCCTCTGGACAACGTCCAAAATAATGATAGGGGTGGTTAAGGCCACGGGGAACCCCTCAGGTTGCTTATCCCCCGGTAGCCACAGGTCAGCCGTCAACAGCAAACCCGCCGCGTCAAGCGTCTCGGAAAACAAATCCGCCGCTAAATCCATCCGCGCGTCTAACACCGTATTTTGCGTAGCGGTAGACGCGTGCACGGGGTTAACGATCAACGGCCAGCGGCTAGGGTCCACTAGTGAACGCCACGCGCCCATGTCCCACAGCTTCCACCCCAACCTTAAACCCGGCTGGAACTCCCGCATCAGATTAACAAGGAGGTACTCCTTAATCACCCGTAGCGAATCCCCAGCCCTATAGTCACGGTATTTTAATTGCGCTACCAAAGGTGCCCCAGGGGTAGGGTAACAAGCTATTTTCTCCACATGACGGTAAAGAGTCTTAGCCTCAACTGCCACCGTCCCGTGTCCACCCTGCCCCCGGGTATCGGTGATCCGAGCGACCCGGCCCACAATACGCTCCGACGCGCCCCCCGGTCCTTCAAAAATAAGGAACTGTCCAGAATCAACCAGGGCTCCCCACATGGCTTCGGGGGCACCCACCCGCTCCAAATCCAAAGGCAAAAGCGCCGCTACAGCCGGGTGGTCCCCCGGGAGCACAATCTCCATAACCCCCACGGCGTTAACTTTATCTTCAAACGATAGGCTATTACAGCCATGCAGATCAGCAACGGGGTTAAAAAATTTATCCGTTAGCCACAGTCCCCAGCCGTCACCCGTGGCATGGGCGGCGTTCCTTTGACCTAGCCAATTCACAAAATCGGACACCACGGCATCACCTCCAAGGGCTTAACACCCGCTGGCGCGTGTGTACTTTCAAACCTGAATCAGTAGCAACGTGCGTCTGTTCCCCCGGGCCAACCCTAAACGGGACAGCCAATCCACGCATAGCCGACCATGTTTCCACATCCACAGACCCCTCCGGCCCCCCTGAGCGGACCACAAACCCCTCCCCTGGATCACAGGAAAGGAACCGGGGTTGTGTGGTCGTAGGCAACGAAATGCGAACACCGTTAACCGTGAATGACTTACCAGACCCCGCCCATTCAATATAGGGGAATAAAGGCAAATCGCCCGTATTAGTAACGTGAACACCCGCGCTGTCAGAGACTTCAACCTCCCAGGGGGAACACCACACACCCGTCGAACAATACAACGGAATGGACAAACCAGCCTCCCACAAGCCAGCCGCGTAAGGGCTAACAGACGGGGCGCCCACAGGCTCCGACAAAACACACTCAGCGCGCCACACTTCACGCCCCGCCGTCACCACTTCCAAAACCCCGGGGCGCGTCAAATCAAAACCACGCACAAACTCAGTCCACACGCGGCCCAAAGGGGCGTCCCCATCAGGATAAACAGCCACAGACAGAGTGCCAGACATCGCCCCAAACGTTGTAGCAGTGTCAACCACACCCACGCCCGTAGAACGATCCACGCTAGAGCGATTAACCGTCCCCACCATGCCGTCTAGCCCCGTAAAAATCACCCCACGGCGGGCGCGTAAATCCCCTTCCAGAATCCAGCGCCGCCCCGCGCGGCTAGTCCACGTAACTGTATATAAATCCTTCACCACGAAAACGCCCCCTAACCGTCAGGAACTTTTAGACCAGGATCGACAAGCCGCTAGTAACCGTGGCCTCCTGGCCTTTTTTCAGCCCCTTAACTTCAACATCCAGGCCTCTAACCTTTTCGTTAAGCCCCTTTAATAACTCTTCAACCTGCTTACCTGTGTAGCTACCGTCAGGATCGAGGCTAATCTCTAATTTGGTGGTAGAACTAGACGCCTCGACCACCGGGGTTTTCTCCACACCGTCTTTATCTGCGACGGTAGTGTTCGCCCCCGACGACGCCTCAACACCAACAGCCCTAGACGCCTCGCCCACGACAATCCCGTTGTCATCCAGCACCGCCACCGGCTTCAAACTACCAGTATGGATATGCCCCACGGGATAGCCTGTTTGAGCGCTAGCAGTATCGGCGCCCGCGTTCACTAGATCGACAAACGACTGCTTCAAAGAGCCGCCGATAACACCATCCAGGCCGAATAAGCCCAAAACGTCGTTAGCTACACCAGCCGCCGCCAGGCCACCAAAGTGCGTCGCCCACTGATCCGGGCGTCCAAACTGGCCGGGGTTGCCGACATTCTTAAAGTAGTTATGAGCCGCTAGCGCCGCCTTAGTGAGCGGGCTAGACTCCGAAAACCACTCGTTCCCCAGGTAATCGCCTGTATCTACCAGGTGTTGCAAATGAGCCGCTGTTTCATTCCAAGCGCGTGGGCCACCGTGCAAAATGCGTGGCAATTCCGCCACTAACGCATCCACAGAACCTACAAGCCTGGACACACGCGCCCACTGCCCCTCCGTCAGCACAGCCTCCGGTTTGCCAGTGTGATTAAAGTAACTGCCAAAACCGCCCGGGGTAGGCTTCAACCATCCGCCACTATCGTAGCCATGTCCATGCCCCCACATGGTTGTAAGGTCGTCTCCATAACGCCCACGGTAGTAGCGTAGCGCCGCATTCATGTTAGCCCATGGGTCCGTCCGGTCGTTCGGCAAAGACGGATCACGATAGGCCGCAAACGTACTGGGAATGATCTGCAGCAAGCCCTGGCCCGCCGCCGCCCCCGTACCGTTAACATCGACAATCTCTTGATTACGGTTTAGAATACCGCCCGACTCGCTCTGAATCTGTCGAATCATCGCGTCAACCTGCCGGGGGTCATCCGCGTTAAACCCATTACGTCGCATCGCGGCCATAGCCATCTCACGCCACGTTTCAGCGTTACCAGAAACGCCCGCGCCGCCATTAAACGACCCGGCATGATCGGAAATGAAATTCAGAACAGCGTCTTTAAGTTTCCCAGCAAACGCCTTAGGAACGTAACCTAGGGTGCCTTCAAACTGTGGTATAGCGTCCATGATTGGGCGTAGCACAGCCTCCGCCATATTGCGCACATGCGCGCGAATATCAAAGAAACCACCACCGCCACCGGCGCCACCAGAAATAAACTTCCCTAGGAATTCCTTTAGCGTGTAGGCGTGGTTAAACAGGGGGTGGTCAGAACCACGGGCACGCCCGCCAATTTGAACACCATTATCACCAGAGGACTCAATGTTAACCCCGTCAATAGTCCCAGCCATGTGACCATTAGCGCCGCCGCCCTTACCAGACAGCACACCAATGGTGACGCGGCCTCCAAGACCGGGAACAAAGCCGAAATTGCCGAAATTCGACTCGGTGTTAAAGATACGTCCACCGCGTAAATTCCCGCCGTTCAAATCCTGAACGATACCAGACCACAAGCCTGAGCAGTCCCACGACGGGTTACCCACACCGCCGTACTGGTAGGGCTTGCCGTGCTCACCCTTCAATTTTCCAAACAGGGACGCCACGCGCTTATCCAGGTCATCAACCACGCCACCATTAGCAAAGGCCGCACCTTCACCCAATTGTTTACGAACACCACTAACACCGCTAGACGCCGCTGTTTTATTCATAGCGTCCACAGCGGCGACGCCGCCTACAGCCTTCACCCATTCCGGGCGCATGATAGCCTCGCCGCCTGATAGCCCAATTTTTAGGCCACTACGCGGCTCCACAAACGTGTAGGGATCACGTCCCGGGGTGTATCCAGGCAGTACACCACCGCTAGCGAACGCGCCTAACCATTCAGGCTCATAGGGCTGTAGTTTATCAAGACCTGCGAATTCAGCTACTTTATTCCAGGCGGTAACGATACCGTCGTTAAAAACCCTTTGAATGACAAACTTAATCGGTTTGGCCGCCGCTGCGCGTATGTTATCCCACATCGCAGTAATGCCGTCCACGGCAACACCAAACGCGTTTTTAATCACATCCAGGCCCACGCGCAAAGACGTAAAAACGTTAGCGTCTATCCACTGCCAGCCAGCCAATAGGGCGTTTTTCAGGGTCTCCCATACTCCAAGAATAAAATCCTTAGCGATGTTAAAAGCGTTTGACCATGCCTCAACTTCCATATTCCATGCCCACAGCACGCCCTCGCGAATCCAGTCCCACACGGCTGTAGCGCCGTCTCTAATCCAGTTCCACGCCGTAACAATAGCGTTAGCGACAGGCTCAAAAACTACGCGCATACCTTCAACAGCCGCGTTCCAGCCAGCGATCAAAACGCCACTAAACCAATCCCAGACTGGCATAATGAAATCACGAATAGAGACAAAGGCGCTAACAAAACCATCAATAGCCAACTTAGCTATATCAAACATGCCACTAACTAGGAATTTTTGGAACAGCAAACCCTGGCGAACGATCCAGACTAGCGCCTCCCCAAAGGGCTGCACAACCTGCAAAACACCATTAAACGCGCCCCACAGGAACCCAAAAACACCCTTAGCAATCTCCCAGGTATTTAGGAACGCATCACGAATAGTTAACAGGTAGTTAACCAGGCCGCTATCCTCTTCAAAACCAAACGCGGCCAGGCCACCCGTGTAATCACCCTTAGTAAAAATGCTGAACACATCAGCCACGGCGCCGCCGAAGTCCTTAATAAACTCCCACGCCTTACCAAAGGAATCACTAATGCCGCCCCAAATTCCCTTAGCCCAGCCAGCGATACCAGAACCCCAACCTTTTAGAGTCTCCCAGAACGCGCCAATCTGGGCTTTCAGGGAATCTAGCAGTTTCCGCCCTGTTTCCGTTTTTGTAAAGAAAATTGCCAGGGCGCCAACGACAGCGCCAATAGCCAAAACGATCAACCCAATAGGGTTAGCCAGCAGCGCCGTATTAAGCTCCATCTGGGCCGCTGTTTGTAACAGAGTACCCGCGCGCCACGCCTTATAGAGTGTCACCATCGTCTTTAGTTTTCCTACGACGAATAGGCCCGCCTGATAGGTGCGAATAGTCGCAAAGCCAGCGGCCACACCCATAGCCGCGCCCGCTAGAGTCTTTAGCAAATCCTGGTGGCGCTTACCCCATTCCATCGCATCCTGGAAACCCTTAGACACATCGTCAATACGCTTAGCCAAAGTATCAACCCATTGGGTTAAATACGGCTCCGCCATGTCATAAAGCTTTTGCTGGAAATCAGCCACCGCGTTCCCCACGCGGTCCATAGCGCCGTTAAGGCCCGCCAATTGTGCACCCGCCGTATCTCCAGCAGAGCCCACGCGGTCCATTTTTTCGCGCAATTCATCGAACCCAGCAGCGCCCGCCTTAGCCGCCGTGGTAGCAAACTTAATACCATGTTCGCCAAACGCAACCTTAGCCGCCGCGCCGAACGCCTCATCGCCCATACGGGCCTGCGCCTCCGAGAGCTGTTGACTAATATCACGCAGCCCCACGAATTTGCCGTCCGCATCCAGGGCGTTAACCCCCATCTCGTTCAATGCTTTTTTAGCCTCTTTTGTGGGGGCAATCAGGTCGTTAATGGAGCCAGCTAAAGCCGTACCGGCCATAGAGCCAGTGATACCACTGTTAGCGAATAAGCCTAGCATGGTATTAGTATCTTCCAGCGAAATACCCAGGGAACCCGCCACAGGGGCCGCGTACTTCAAAGACTCAGCCAACGTCGCAACATCAGTCGCGGAATTGTTAGCCGTATTAGCCAATACATCAGCCACCCTGCCGGCATCAGCCGCCGCCAAATTAAACGAATTCATGGCGGCAACCTGAATCTCCGCCGCCTGCCCCGCGTCAATCTGGGCCGCGCCTGCTAGCTGAATAGAGCCTTTAGCCGCATCCATAGACTCCTTAACCGACAAACCACCCTTAGTAAGAGCCAGCATAGCATCAGCCGCCGACTTAGCCGACGTGCCCGCCAAATCCGTATCCTGACCTAACTCACTAGCCTTATTACGAACTTCCTGCATCTGTTCAGCGGTAGACCCCGAAACAGCCTGGAGCGTACCCATAACCTGGCTGAAATTACGGCCATTGTTAATAGCTTCACCTAAAAACGCTGTACCACCCGCGATACCCAGGCCACCGGCCATAAGGCTCGCAAACTTCCCCATCTTTCCCAGGGCACCCCCGAATGCGCCACCTAGACCACCGAGTGCCCCTTCCATGCCCCCGGCCTTAGCGGACGCGGCATCGAACGCGTCTGCATTTTCCTGAGTTACGCGGGCTAGGTTTTCTTCCTTAGCCGCTAGTGACGTTACAGCCTTTTCCACGGACTTATCCGCGCTTTCAGCATCGCGCCGGGCCTTAGCGACCTTAGCCTCAGCCGCCGCAATCTGAGACGCCTTAGCATCCCCCTTATCTAAGACCTCTTGATATTGAAGCTCAGCGACTTTGAGCTTATCAGCCTTTTCAGCCGCCCTATCCTTAGCCCTGCCGATAGCCTCGCTAGCGCGCTTAACATCAGACTCAGCACGCTTAATCCCATCCGCCAAAGACTGCAGCATGACTTTGCCGCCATCGTCACCAGCCTTTTTAAGGTTTTTGTTAGTCTCGTCAAAAAACTTATCAAACGCCGGTAGGATAGGAATAAACACAGAATCCATGCCCACAGTGCACCACCCCTAACACAAAAAAAATTACTCCCCCGCCGATAACATGCCCATCAGGTACTCGACCGCCGCTGTTTCATCACCGGAATCAACACGGCCCAAACGGTTAACCCCATCGTCAGGCTCACTCCACGGGTAGGGAACAGACTTAGGCAATTCCCGCTGCTTATGATCCAAGGACGTGGCAAACATCGTCTCAAGACGCCTCAGATACTGGACTTGTGCCCACGCTAAGTCCTCTAGCGGCGTCCACGCGTACTCCCGGCCCCGGGCACGCGCCAACGCATTATCAGCCGGTAGCCCCTTCAACAGAGCTACCAGCATCCGCGTAGTTATCTCCCCACGCCAAAACGCGGCTACATAATCCCGCCCGTACTCAGCGATTAACGCCGCTTCACATGCTTCCGGGAATTCCGCGAGCGCATCTGGGTAGGGTTTTCTGCAACGGCTTCGTTATGCTCCTGGACAGCATAAAGAATGATCGGCGTGGGGTCTACATTTTCCTTATCGCACAGGGCCGCGAATTCTTCCGACTGATCCCCTAGGAACATGTCTAGAAATTCCGCGCGTACGTCCTTAGCTGTCATTAGTCCGTCTTGAACATCCCGCTGTAGTTCGTCAAAACGATCATTAAAATCAGAACTAGCCAATTCCGGGGCCGTGAAATAAAACGTTTTACCGCCGAATTCGACGGGGAACCCCTTAGCGTCCCCCACGGCTTCACGTCGCTTAGCAAGCATGGCGTCTAGGTTAATAGTCACTGTGACAGATCCTTTCAAAATGGGGCAGGTCTTTTTCGTCAATTTTTTTAAGTTGTATGCAACCCGCGCGGGGTCGACCGCGCCAATAGGAACAACGCAAACATGTGGGGGCGACCTGCCTTCAACTCCCCCACACACGCGTAAAACCTTTACTCTTCTAGGTGGTCACGTGCACCCGTTAGCGCGGGCCGCAAGTCTACAAAAAGGCGGCAACATAAGAGGGGCCGGGGGTTTACAGTCCCCAACCCCTCACACGTCACCCATACCGGCTAGGCGGCGGCCTCCGAAACATCGGCACTAGTTACGCCTTCAAGGGCGGTAACGGTGACTGTAGGCCTCGACGCCACACCGGAAACAGTAAACCCACCCTGGACACTGCCAGATACGCGGGCCGTCTTTTCACCCTTAGCGCGCAACGCCTTCTGTACCTGTTCGTCTGTAGCCTTCCAAGACAGGCCCGTAGCCTTTTTATCACCGACTGCCAGATCCCAGGTACCAGAGGTGGCACCCTTCAAGGTAAAGGTGTAGGTCTTAGCGTCACCCTCAGCCGTGGCAACGTCCTTAGACCAATCGCCTAGGCCGTTTTCAGACGCGGCGCCCGCGAGCATCGTTCCCTCGGTGCCGGGCTTCCAGCCTTCCTTAAACAGGCGCTTAACCGAATAGCCCGCGCCCGCATCAAGGTTAGCCTTAAAGGTGAACTCATAGCCCACAAGATCAGAACGCGTGTAGTTCACGTCCCCGCGCTCCGAGACGGTAGCCTTAGGGATAACGATACGTCGGGCCTTATGACCATCAACAATATCAATTACAAGGCTAAAGATGTAGTCTTCAGGAATAGTGCCGCCCTGTTCAAAAGACGCCACCCCTGTCTCCTCATCCCACGCCATCATGTCCTCAGGGACAGAATAGTAAAGAGCGTTAGCCAGGCCGCCGATAGACAACGCGGTCAGCTTAAACGTATATTCACGCTTGTTAATCTGCTCACGCAAATTCTCCGTAGACTGCCAAACACTAAACTCGTTCTTTTCCTCGGACTGAGACTCGGAAATACCGGAATCATTACACCAACCTAGGGCGATCCACGGCTTGTCTAGCTTTTCCATAGACTCAGGTAGCTTAGTGCCGTAAGGGGCGTAGTGAGCTACGCCGGTAACACCAAGCAGCGCCAATTCACGCGCAAAATTAGCCTGGGACAAATCAACCAGGTTAGAAACATCAACAGTGGCCTTAGCCATAATTCCCCCTTCAGGAATATAAATACTTTCTAGGCCGCAACCATCACCGATACAGTGAAACTCACGCGCCTAATATTTTCGTTACGATCCGGGCGGGACTCAGGGCGGGAGGCGTCCACCACATGAATAGACGCGCCCCACCACCTCCACAACTCCATCCGCGCCGCATTCGCTAGCTTCCACGCCTCCCCGCTGTTCCACATGGCCGGGGTGGTGTAAATATCGACGTCGAACTCGACAATATCCGCCCCTAACGCGTTCATGGCGGCGC